ATGGAGGGGGCAAAGTCGGTTATCAATTGGTACGTTCTATTAATTCGGCAAACAACGGCAGGACATAACCTCAGTTAAATCTGTTTCCCATCCTCATATTTGACTGATAAACTGACTTTACTTATCCCCCTATTCTGGGGTAAATTGCCTCATAATACAGATACCGTACTTTTTGAGGCAGTTTTCAATGTCAAACCTTCAGCGTCTTACCGCTAATTTGGTAGGCAAGATCCGCAGGGAAATCCTGAATGGGAGAGAGTATCTGGTTGCTCCCATTTCCATGATTGTTCCCGGCGTACTCAACGGAAGCAAAGGGCCTCTGCTCTATCCGTTAGATGAGATCACCAAAAACGCTGATGCTTGGAATGGTATTCCCATTGTTGTCAACCATCCTACTGATGAAGATGACAACCCTGTTTCAGGTCGCACACCTAAAGTCCTTGAGAAGTCCGGAATCGGAACCATCTTCAATGTCACTGCTAACGGCAAACTAACTGCCGAAGGTTGGTTTGATGTTGAGAAAACCAAACAACTAAGTCCCTCTACGCTTAACAAGCTGGAAAAGGGTGAGACAGAAGAACTCAGCACCGGATTGTTCACGGACAATATTGCGGTCAAGAACAAAGCTGAGTTCAATGGTAAACCTTACACTCACATCGCACGTAACTACCGCCCTGATCATTTGGCTATCCTTCCTGGTAAGCGGGGAGCCTGTAGTGTGGAGGACGGATGCGGAGTCAATGTCAATGAAGAAAACAAGGAACCAAGTGACAAAGAACTGAAACGTCATTTGGATTGGGATAATGTAGAAAACACTAATTGGCATGAAGAAACCATTGATCTGATCGATAACCACAACCGTCCTGGTGATCATCCTGGTGGAGGTGGAAAAGGAGGAGGTGGTAAAGGTAAAAAGGTTGGCGGAAAAATGAGCGGAACTGAACGGGTTAACTCCCTGTCAGATTCTGTATCAAAAACCTTGGCTAGTAACTCAAAAAAGAAAGCTGTCAGCAAGACTGATATATTCAAAGCCATTGATCGTAAGGGGATGGCTGGATTAACGCAGAAACAAAGAAGCAAAGCGGTAGAAGCGACTGTTGACAAGATTTTACAGAAGGGTGGGAATGTTACTGGTATTCCACTCAGTAGAATCAAGAAGAACAAACCCACTAGTAACCTTAGTAACAAGGAGGCAATCATGCCACTAACTGAAGAACTGAAAGATCAGATCGTTGATGGCCTGATCGCCAATGAAGGTGTGGATTGTGAAGATTGTAATCCGTGGGAAGAAGACGATCGTGAAATTCTTAATTCCCTCCCTGATGAGAAGCTGATGGCACTCAACGCTCAGCGTGAAATGCTAGCCAATGCTGAAGGCGACGAAGACGAAGACGAAGAAGAAGAGGAAGAAAAGAAAGCGGTTCCTGCCTTCATGAAAAAGAAGAAAGCAGTCTCCAATCAAGAGCCAGTCGTTAATCAAAAATCGAAAACCGCTCAAGAATGGTTGGCTGACGCACCTGAGGAAGTCCGGTCGGCGGTAACTAACGCAATGGCATTTGAGAAGCGTCAGAAAGACGACCTGATCAAGAAGATCACCAAGAACGAACGCAATTCCTTTTCCAAAGACTACCTTGGTAGCCGGTCACTTGAAGAACTTCAAGGACTTGCGGCGTTGGCCACTAATGGAGAGGATCAGAACGATAACCAACAACAAGTTTTGATTCCCAATTATGCCGGAATTTCGGGGGTAACGTCCAACCTCGGTGAAGATTTCTCCGGTGAAGATCAGGACATGATTCCTGAACCGTTCGATTGGTCGAAAGGAAAGTGATGCTGAGGTTTGTACTGCTTGAGGCGATTTCTACGACTCGTCACTAGAAAACAATAATAATCCTAGGAGATAATTCAAATGGCGTCACAAGGAAATAAAATTGTGGTTAAGAGCCACGACAACCGTCCTTATGTGGAGGGCATCATTAGCGGAACCGACAAGCCCGGAACCGTGATGCAAATCTCTCCGGCAGTCGAACCCATCTCAGGTCGGTATACTTGGTTGAATTATGACCGAGCTGCGGATGGTAATCGTCCAGCAGGTCCACTCGCAGTTCTTGTTGAAAATTGGAAACTCGGCAAAGACGCCACCACTGCGTATGTGACCGGTGAATACTGTCTTCTGTGGATTCCTCAAGCTGGCGAAGAGCTGAATATGCTCGTCGCTAACATTGCGGGTACTGGTGATTTGTTCGCCATTGGAGACTTGCTTATTGTCGATGACGGAACCGGTAAGCTCATTGCTACGACCGGTACTCCAGAATCTGAACCGTTCATGTGTGCTTCGACGACTGCTGCTTTAACTGCTGATGCCTTGATGCACTGTTTCTATACTGGATACTAAACCACTCTCACTGGAAATTTGAATTCCGTAGTTCACTTTTTCCAGCTTGGAACTCAGGAGAATAAAAATGTACGTTTCCCCTCAAGACTACGTTATGAATGGGAAAGGACATGGAGAAGTTGGTGGCATGCTGGCAGATGTTCAGTTTGACACTGGTTTGCTCCGTCCTTTCTTTGATGATAAAGGACGTAGTTGTGTTATGACAAATACCGGCAACAAGTCTCCTCGAAAAAAGGCTGATGGTGGATTTGTTGTGAATCACGACGGTATTCCGGTTCAGTTTCCGGTGTATCAGAAGAGACTGGTTCCTGATCTGGTGATGAACCATGGTATGACCAAACTGGTCAGCAATGCTACGGTACTCACCAAAGAGCAATGGATTATCTTATCTAATATTGTTCGTCTCGAATTCCGCAAGCGACTTCGTGCTTGGTCCGACCTCATGTCTCAAAGCTCATTCGGTGGCTTTGACGGCATGTCTACTATGGTTCTGGAATACCAGACCATGAGTGACCCTGGAGCTGCGGTGGTTGATTTCGATGGAATGACTGAAGGTCAGTCAGATCAACCGTTGTTTAAGCTTGAAGGTTTGCCTATGCCGATTACTCATTCCGACTTTTGGTTTCCGGAGCGGATGCTGGCAATCAGTCGCAAGCAAGGAACTCCGTTGAACACTCGTATGGCCGAAGCGGCTGGGCGACGTGTTGCTGAAACGGTTGAGCAAACCTTGATCGGGTCTATCGTTGGTCCTATTCTTGGCAATGCGGCAAGCGGAACCGCTGGTCTTGCTTACGGTCGAGCTGCTCAGGTTTACGGTTATACGAACCATCCGGCTCGTAGCACTAAAACGGATATCACTGCTCCTACCGCTGGTGGTTGGGCAGCCGATACGTTGATTGACGAGTTGTTAGTTGCTCGTACCACTTTGTACAACAACAACTTCTTTGGACCGTTCATGATCTACCACTCAACGGACTGGGATCAATATCTGGACGATGACTACAGCCTCACCGGCGGAAACAATCCGTCTCAAACTCTACGTCAGCGAATTCGGGCAATCGACGGATTCACCGACATGCGTCGACTGGACTTTTTGTCCGACACGTTCACCATTCTCATTATTCAGATGACCAGCGACGTGGTTCAGGCCGTTAACGGCATGGACATCAATACGGTTCAATGGCCATCTATGGGTGGAATGCGTACCAATTTCAAAGTCATGACTATTCAGGTTCCGCTCATCACTCCGGATTACAATGATCGGTGTGGAATCATGCATTGTACGACTGCATAGTCTCCTCCCCGGGACTCAGGGTGTCATGTTAGGAACACGAAGAACCTTCATGACACCCTTTTTATTCTTACTAGATGTATTGAAAACTAAGGAGCGAAAGATGACCCGATTCAGAATACTGCGTGGAACACACAGTCAGAAAGAAATGGACCCAAACAACGGCGAGTGTGAAAAGTGCGATAAGAACGGCCGAGTAGTTGTTTCAAGAAAGCAAGGAGACTGGCCCTGTCCAGCCTGTTTAGGTACTCATAAAAAACACATCGAAGTTTCGTACTCTTCCCGAGAGGGAGATAAAAACATCATCGATTCTCCGGTGGACCTTGAAGCTAAGTTCGGGCACGAGAAATTTCAAAACCTGGATCGTATCGGTGCTGTCGGCGACAACGAAAGTGCTCTCCAACGTCGTATCAGAGAGTTGGAGGATGAAAACGCCAAACTCCGCGATGAAGAAGACCCGGGAGAATATACTGAAGCCCAACTTAAGAAGATGACTGTTGACGAACTTCGTACTTTAGCCGAGAAGTGTGGAGTCGAAGATGAATTCGTTGCAGAAGCTGGCAACAAAGGCGAGTTGATTAACCTGATTCAATCACAACTGGACACTGCGTAAGCCAATCCGTTTGCTATCAAGTGTCCTTCGTGGAGTAAACGATGGCTTACACAGAAAATAAGAGAGTACCCGGTTTAGATGCTGAAGCATCTCCGGCTCGCACTGATTATACAGTAACTTCAGACACAGCGACGGATGCCGATCTAAAACGAGCTACTTGGTCTCAGATTGTTGGTCTCACTCTGAATGCTGATATATCTGACTTATCTTCATGGGCTGGATCATCTTCTCTTACCACCTTGGGAACTGTTACTACTGGAACATGGACAGCAACTGCTATCGGTATTGCGTATGGCGGCACTGGTGTAGCTTTATCGGATCCATCTGCGGACCGTATCCTGTTCTGGGACAATTCTGTTAACCAATTTGCCTTCTTAACGGCAGGTTCTGGGTTGACTATAACGGCCACCACCATGACGGTGGACACTGTTTTTGCAACCATCGATATCAACGGAGGTACTATTGATGGGGTGACTATTGGTGGTACGGCAGCGGGAGCAGTCACAGCTACAACTTTGAATGCAACTGGAGGAGGGGCATTAACAGGAACATGGACTGACCTTGGCACTGTAACTACCATTGATATTAATGGCGGTACGATTGATGGTGTCACTATTGGAGGAGCTGTAGCAGGAACGGGAACATTCACAACAGTTACAGCCACAAGTGGCGTTAATATATCAGCCAGTCAAAGTTATGATATTGCCGGAACTGCAATAATCTCTGATTCTGGCGGCACTGCTACCCTTAGTAACATTGATGCCTTGGATTCCACGACCGAGGCAACTATTGAATCAGCCATTGATACTTTAGGAAGTCTCACATCAGCGTCATCTTTAGTTACTGTCGGAACCATTGGTACGGGAGTTTGGCAAGGAACAACTGTTGGTTTGACTTATGGTGGCACCGGAATTGATTCTTCGTCCGTTACCAACGGTCAGATCCTAGTTGGTAACACCTCTGGCAATGTTCTGGCCTTAGCAACTATCACAGGAACCTCTAATCAGGTGACTGTGACTAATGGTGCTAGTTCCATAACATTATCCACTCCGCAGAATATTGACTCTGGAGCCACTCCGTCTTTCACAGGAGCTAACTTATCTGGTGGTCCGTTAAACCACGGCTCACCCACTGAATTGACCATTGCGACTGGAGCTATAACAGCTACTCAAACTTATCATACAGTTGATACTGAATCTGATGCTGCTACGGATGATCTTGATACTATTAGTGGTGGAACTACCGGAGACGTTATTTTCATTCAAGCGAATCATACTGATCGAACTGTGGTAGTGAAGCACGGAACGGGAAATATTCAGACTTCAAATTCCTCAGACATTAGTTTGGATGACACTACCAAACTCGTCCATCTTTTGTATGATGGATCTAATTGGGTTCGACCTGAACAGTCCCCAGAGATTCGATACATCCAAATGTTCGCGTTTGACGCTGGTACTGACTGTGAGACGGGAGATGGCGCTTCATATGTCCATATTCCAGCAGCATATTCTGGCATGAATCTCGTGGAAGTGCACGCCGAAACCATAACAGCCGGGACAACCGGAACAATGGACATTCAAATTCACAATGTCACGCAAACCGCGGACATGCTCTCTACAAAGATCACTCTCGACTCTACGGAGAGTGGATCAGACACTGCAGCTACTCCGGCAGTTATCGATACATCGAACGATGACGTTACTGTGAATGATATGCTGCGGATAGATGTCGACGCCGTACAAACGACAGCCGCCAAGGGTCTGTTGGTCACAATGGGTTTCCGCTTGCCGTAACCACAAGGTTCTGTGATGTTTCTCGGGATGATCATTATTAAACCTCCCAGTAGCAGCGGTGGCTTAGGTATAGACCGAGGAGTTGCTAGTGGTGGAAATGAAACGACCGGAAATGGGACAGATAGAATTCAGTATCTTGAGATTTCAACTACGGGAAACACGGCTGATTTCGGTGACTTAACTGTCGGTCGAAGCTATCCAGCCGGCTTTGCAAGTGATGTTAGGGGGGTGACTGCGGGGGGTAGAACCGGCGCATATGCAAACCAAAATGTTATAGACTATATCACAATAGCTTCAGCCGGGGATTCTACAGATTTTGGTGATTTGCAAGGAGCTATAACGCATTTCGCTGGATGGAATGACGACACTCGCGGCGTTGCTGGTGGTGGGTATGATGGCAATAAGCAAACAAGAATTGATTATATTACTATAGATACTACTGGAAACGCACTTGATTTCGGAGATCTTGCTTCAGGCAGAGACCACATGACTACTACGGGATCAAATACGAGATCTGTATGGACAGGTGGGGCAACTTGGTCTGCTAATGTTGATGATATCGAATATATCACCACAGCTTCAACAGGGAACACGACTGATTTTGGTGACCTCACCGCAATTGTACATACAGCAGCGGGATGCGGCGACGGAACTAGGGGAGTCACTGGGGGAGGTACCAGCTCCACTAATGTCATGGAGTATATAACAGTAGCTTCTACCGGAGATGCGACAGATTTTGGAGACTTATCAGTTGGGAGATATTCAGCAGCTAGTATGTCAAACAAAACACGAGGATTATGGGCTGGAGGATATGGCGGAGGATGGAATGACGTTATTGACTATGTCACTATTGCGTCAACTGGGAACGCGGTTGATTTTGGAGATATAGATGCAGGTAATTACGAGTCTGTTGGAACGTCGGATGTTAATGGGGGATTAGTATGATGAATAATTTAATCCCAGTCGAAGAACTTAAAGATCTTTCTGTGTCGGAAGAATATATTCCGATGCTAGCATTGATAAAAGAGCATCGACCATCTGCCCTTATATCTATATCAAATATTGGAAAAAGCCATACCCAATTTCAAAGTACGATGTTGGATAACACAGCTCCTTTAGGGGGCTTGGCTTTTATGAGAAATAGACGACAGGCGTTATCAGATATTTTTCATACAGAGTCAGCAATTAAGACAAGTGTTTTCAAAAAGAAGAAGTCTCTTTGTCGAATCGCTTTGTTTCGAGAAAAAGCACGACTAAAGAGGGAGATTGATGCAAATGGCCAATCTTATTCTTTTGAACTAGAGGCTCAGATATTAGATATCAAAGCGGAAAAATTAGAATCTGAACTCAAAGATGGGGATGTTTATCTTCTAGGGGCACTTCGCAAACTGGCGAGACGATATGAACAACTGCACGCCCTAGAGGTTCAAATTAAAAAACAGTTGGAGAAGGATTCAGAGTATCAAATCACTGAACAGGATGAAGAAGAGGAAGAGCCTAAGCATCATATTATTATGGCCTTCTCTCAAGCTCTTTGTGCAGCAAGATCCAGAGGAAATGTGGTAGATACTGGAAATTTTATTTATTTTCAAAATCTAGGTATTCCTTCTTGTATGGCGCAGTTAGACATTGAAGCATTCTTGAAAGAATGTGAGACTAAACTTCGAGCACATAGTGCTATTGGAAATGAAGTTGTTCCAGAAGAATTTAATTCATGGGAATGTAAATTTCTTCGTGACATGTACAGTAAGTATAAAAAATGTCCAGCTGCTTTTGCAAAAGAGAGAGGACTGTTACCGGACATGTCAAAAATAACAACTCTTGGGTATGTGGAGAAATCAAATGGCGCTGTTTAAGTTTAGACTTACATCGGGACAACAAGCCCCTCCAGGTAACACAGGCAGGGTTCTTGCAGGGGATTGGATTGTATTAGAGGCTGATTCCTGGCCTGCCGACTTTAATGATGTTTTACACTCTCCTTTAACCACAACAGAAATAGCAGAAGATTCTTCTGATGCTAGAAAAACAGCAATAGCTCTTGCAACTCTTGATAATGTTTCGGGGTTAGACATCATTGTAACATCGGTAGCAAAACTCGTAGAAGCTAACATGATAAGTCTTCGTGATAGTTCCACAATCACTGAACGTACCGACGCTGCTACCCTTGCTGAAGTTAAAAGACTTATGAGTACAGGTACAGGGCGATAAGGAATGAATTAATCTGAATGAATATAGCTGAATTATTCATACCTAATAATTTTATTTGAGTAGATAAATGGTAACTGGCAATAATGAAATGACCAAACTTACTCAGTGGGTACTGGGAATCGTTACTACGTTGGGAACATTAGCGGTTGCTTGGACTGGTGCTGAATGCAGAGCAATGCGATTGGAAATTACCGAGATCAAAGCAGAATTGGGATTCGCCACTCCTCGTGAAGTTTTGTCAGCTGTAAACAATCTCAGTTCCAAATTGATTTCAGAACAACGAGTTGTACAGTTAATTGAAAATCATGCTCCGTGGCTGAAAGAACGACGGGATTGGGAGACATGGCGCTTGCGAATTGATTCTAGATTGGATCGTATAGATCCTGAAAGCAATATCAATGGCAATTAGGACTCTATCAGCGAATGTAGTGGCGATTTTAGTCGATCATTACGACACTCCTAATGCTACCGATTTGACTGCCTTTATTGCGACAGCTAACAGTTTGACGGATGCGGTATCAACTGCTGATACTGGTGGAATTTTAAGTTCCGGCGATTTGGAATTGATTGAACGATGGTTGGCTGCTCATTTTTATGGACATGCGGATCAGATGACACAATCAGAAGGTGGAGGAGGAGCCAACGCATCATTCCAAGGTCAAACGGCTATGTTCTTTGAGAGCACCCAATATGGTCAGACAGCTTTAGTATTGGATCGAACGGGAGAATTAGCCAGATTGCAGAAACAAGCAGAAGAAGGTAAACGTTCTGCAGGTATGACTTGGTTAGGTACTCGAATTAAGTACGATGACAGCGAAACATCGGCGGACCAATAATGCCTCTCCGCATAACTAAATTGACACATCAGTTAGCCGTGCACTGGGCATTTGATTTTTACGATAACCACGGAGAAGTATCCGTCAAAGGACCAGTTGAAGTGCGTGTCCGTTGGGAAGAAACACCAAGAGAAGTTATTGGACCAGAGGGTTCACCAATTTCTGTGGATGCTACAGTTTGGTCAGATACAGAATTTGATCCTGGAGGGTTACTTAGATTAGGAGCACTTGCTGACCTTCCAAGCCCACTCTCTGGTGTGCTCATGGAAATAATCGCTCCATCAGAATTGCCAGATGTAAAAGGTCGTAGACACATTAGAAGTGTATCTTTGAAGCGATTCAATGGTCAAGTGACCACAGTTACCACTTTGCCAAGTGTGACTTACAACTTATTAACTGATTCAAGTGGAAACTATGATTTGCTGATTGACTCTGATGTTAATCCCAACACCCTAGCCATTGACACAGCTTGAATCATGCCTCTTGTAATAGAAAACATAGACCGCTTGAATTCAAAACTTAAAGTTATGGCTAGAGGACGTTCCATGAAACTTCCTTCAGTCCAGGTTGGATATACTCAGAAATATGGTCTATATGTTCATGAGAATCTGACTGCACGCCATCCAGTGGGTCAAGCTAAGTTTCTTGAGACTCCAGCAAGAACAATGAAAAAAGAGTTGACTAACCAAGTCCTTAAGATGGTTCAACGGCTAATTAGTCCTAGTTACAAGATTAGCCGAGAAGTAGCTCTAAGAAAGGCATTGATAGTAGCTGGTTTACGACTACAACGAGCAAGTCAATTATTAGTTCCAGTCGATACTTCCGCATTGAAAGCCAGTGCATACACGGCAGTTGAAGAGAACGCTGAATCAGCGGCACAAAAATCCTTTTCCAAGTCTGAAGAGATAAGAAAAGGAGCATTGAAGTCAAAATGAGCGGAGACCTAAATCATTCACCTGCTGAGATTGTTCAAAACTTATTAGTCGGTGAAGGCGTAGGCACCCTTCCCACAAGTGGCGGTTCGTGGCCAATCTATGAATCGTATGAAAGAGACAGCCCTGACGAAGTGATTACTGTGTATGACACATCTCCTACCACAAGCGGTAGACACCATGTGAATGGCGAAACCCAACTTCATTACGGTGTTCAAGTTCGAGTACGAAGCAAAAGCAAACCAACAGGATTTTCCAAAGCACAAGACATCCAGAATGAATTGGAAGAGGTTCAACGAGATTCAATCACGGTAGATTCTAGCAATTACTTGGTTCAAGCAATTCACCATCAGGGAATTCTTTCTATAGGAATTGAGTCAGGAACAACGCGTAGAAGATTGTTCACTATAAACGCTCTGGTCACTTTACGAATGATCAATTAACTCATGGAGGCCAATCATGGCAGCGCCAGCCACAACCGCTCGACAAACACCCGTCGGCATTCCGTACACTGATCCGTTTCCTACAACTATTGCATTTGCAAATGATCCGAATGTTAGTTTTTGGGAGAAGTCTTTGACTCCCCCCACTATTGATGGTGGGGACGGAATCAACATCACTACCATGCACAATTCGTTATGGAGAACGATGCATCCTAGAACATTACTTACGCTCAGTGAGTTCACTCTGGTTGCATCTTATGACGAACGGTGTTACTCCCAGATCGCAACATTGTGCAACACCAACGGTTCAATCACAATTCATTTCCCAGACTTAGCAACATTGGATTTCTGGGGATATCTCAGAGTGTGGGCTCCGTCTGAAAATGCTGAAGGAGGAAATCAACCGACAGCAAGTATCACGATTCTTCCCACCAATTATGACACCACTAACGATGTGGAAGCGGCACCGGTTCTAACCGCTGCGGCTGGCACATAATCTATTCTAGTCTTTAACTGAGACTCTAGGGAGCGAAACTAATGTCAGAGTTTGAGTTTGTCTATGACCTCACGCCAAAAGAGGTACAAGTAACGTTGAACGGTGAATTGTATGTTCTCAGTGAAGCAACGGAGGACGCTGAACGCCGATCACGTAACAAGATGTTTGAAGGGGTGACTCTTGGGGAAGGTGGTAAACCTCAAGGTATTCGTGGATTGGCTGATGCCGATAGTTTACTTCTTTCTCTCTGTATCTATAGGTTAATCAAGGATGAGACAGAGGAAAAACGGATTCCCATTCCACACACCACGATTCTTACTTGGCCAAGAAAGGTGGTGAAGGCTCTGTCTGATAAGGTCAAGAAGATGTCTGACATGGACGTTGATGATGAAACTAAAACTCTAGAAGAACGACTTGCCGTTCTGGAGGAACGGGCAAAAAACGTGCCAAGCGATACGCTGACTGGTTAACTGTTGCTAGTCACTATCGTATCACGGAACCTTTACACGACAGCCCCATATCTAAGTGGACACACCGAGAATTCAAAACCAGATTAGCTTGCATCCAAAGCGAATGGAATTCACCAGATCGTCGTGATCATTACCTAATGCAATTGGCAGCGGTAATTAGGCAAGGGCAAATCAAGAATCCCAGATCAGTTAAATTGGATGATTTCAAGATTCAGTTTGGTCAAGGTGAAAAGATCACAGAAGACAACGCTCAACAACGAGCACAAAAATCCAAATCGTTTTGGGCACCACTGTTAGTTCTGGCAGAAGTCAAGGGCTAAAGACATGAGCAAAGAAACAGAACTTGAACGTCTATTGGTGCGTCTCATCGGAGATGGATCTTCGTTCCAGAAGATGTTAATCGATGCTCAGGTAGCGAGTAAAAACACCGCTCGAAACTTTGATGATTTGGAAAGACGAACTAAGCAATGGGAAGAGACATGCGAAGATGCGGCAAACACTGGTGAAAAACTGACCGCCTCTTTAGGTTCTATGGCAGGGCAAATCGCTTTAGCAGGAGGTATGATAACTGGTTTATTTGGTGGCATAGTTACGAAGGGCTTGATGGCTGCCGGACAGTTCGAGCAAACCACTATCGCCTTTGAGACCATGCTTGGATCGGCAGATGAGACAACTGCTCTATTGAGCAGTTTAACTGACTTCGCTGCCAAAACTCCGTTTGAAATGCCAGAGATTCTGCAAGCTACCCGTGGTCTAGTTCAGTTTGGAGAACGAGGAGATGACGTTCTCACTACCTTGAATATGTTGGGTAATGCCGCATCGGGGACTAGCACTAACTTCGGTATGGTCGCTTTAGTCTTCAATCAAATCCGCGGTGTTGGAAGACTACTAACTCAAGACTTCAGACAATTAAGTACCAGAGGCATCTTGTCACTTCAAGACCTTGCAAAGCATTTTGACACTACCACGAAAGGTGCTCAAGAAATGCTTTCAGGTGGTAAAGTGTCCTTCGAAGATACAAGAGCCATATTCCAAGGTCTGTCTGAAGAAGGTGGTCGATTCTTTAATCTAATGGAACGGCAATCACAGTCGTTTCTTGGACTAACGTCAACCTTCAAAGATGCGGTCAACATTCTGTTCCGAAAGATTGGTACAGAACTAATTCCAATAGCTAAATGGGCTGTGAATGTTGCGAACCAAATGGTTTCTGTATTTGACAGTATGTCTCCTCTGGTGAAAAAACTGATAGCGGGTTTCCTTGGATTAGGATCAATACTAGGGTTTGTCCTAACTAGTTTCGCCGGTATGGTGTTTATCGGTTTGAAAGTTGTTGGCATATACATGGCGATGTCAACATATCTTACATTCTATGGAATCCAATTAAGTATAGCTACCGCGAAACAGTGGGCGTTTAACATCGCTACTATGGCGATCCCTGCTCTTATCATTGCCGCTAAAGTCGCATTCTTGGCCGCTGCTGCGGCTGCACTTTACTGGGCTGCGACTTTAGCTTATGAAGCACTACCAGCAATCAAGAAAGTAAATGAAGAGCTTGACAAAGCTAGATCTGCCAGTGCAGAACTAACTATCGTACAACTCAAGTTGATGAAGTCTTTCAAGAAAGAAGTAGAAGAAACAGTAGACGCACAAGAAAAGCTTGATAAGATCCAATCCAAGCTTGAAGAACACGATGCTAAAGTTGTAAAGCTTACAGAAACTTTAAAGAAAGCAAACGCCGAGCGTAAAACTGCTGCGGAATTCGATCACGCGTCGAGTTTTATGAGAGATAAAGCAGTTACGGCGGCTCAAGAGAAATCCCGGGAGGCTCTTGCTCGGTTAGAAACTGCAAAAGGAATTCAACAAGAACTTGTTGATCTTGAAAAAGAAGCACTCAAAGGAGTTGAAAAGCCAGAATTCATTAGTGACCTCGAAACTCAAGTTGCATTGCTTGGCAAGAAGGGAATGCAACTAGAACTTGCAAAATTGAAAATGCAAGGTATCACAGATGAACATTACTTTGAAGCGGCGGCTTTGCACAACAAAATAAGGCTCTTCAAAGAGGAAGAAGCGGCTAAAGAGAGATCATTGAAGAAAGAACAAGAGGCAAAGAAGTCAGCTACTGATCTTACTAAAGCTTGGGACACCCAAGCAGCAACCTTAACTATGTCCACAAGACAAGCTCAGATATATCGAGCTTCTTTGAAAGGAGCACCCAAAGAACTTCTCGATATTGCTCGTGCGGCTGATGCTAATTTAACTAAGAGGGAAGAGGAAATCAAGTTGGAAAAAGACGCCAAATCCCTTAAAGAAAGCCTCATAGATCCAGCCGAGAAATTGGTTAAAGAGACAGACAAGTTAGAACAAATGAGAAGTGCGAATCTTATAACCACAGAAGAGTTCAACAAAGCAATGGAGAAGTTGAACAAAACAACCACTGACGCCCTCAAGCCTCTTCAAGCAGTTGCCTTCGGTTCCTCTGAATTTGAAACAATGCTACAACAAGCTTCTATGGGAACCAGAGAAGTAGATGCGGCTGTAGCTGAAGCAAAAGGAGATAAAGAATCTTCTCCTTCAGATTTTCCAGTAACAAAATCATTTGTGTCTCTTGATACAACTTATGTAAGCGTCTGGGAAAGAGTAGCAACTGGTGTAGAGTCTATGGTTGCTGGGTTAGAAGATCGACCAATAGTTGAATTTGAGACACTGAGTTTGGAGTCCGGAAAATGACAGCCTCCGTATTAGGTGGACCCTTATCTTGGTCAGCTTCTAGAGATAAAGAAGGACACCGTACCTATAACATTGCGCATCAAGTAAAGACCACCGATCAGAATGATGGTCCAGCTAAGGTATTAAATTGTCTAGGATTACCCCAAGTAGGAGATAGTTGGAATTTTGGAACAGATTTTGATGAATGGGCATTCTGTTACCCCGAGGCTCAAATCAAACCTTACCAGCAAAAAGGAAGTGACCCACATCGATTCTGGAAGGTAGAGCAAGTTTTCAGTACTCGCCCTTTAGAACGATGCCAAGACGACAACATTGAAGATCCACTTCTTATCCCCGATCGTATCAGTGGTTCGTTTAGTAAGTACACAGAAGAATCCAGTAAAGACCGCAATGGTGAAACGATTAAATCGTCAAGTCATGAAATTTTCACTGGACCACTAGTTGAGTGGGATGCAAGCCGACCGTCAGTGGTCATAGAACAAAACAGAGCTGACCTTGAACTTTCAACTTTGGCAGAATTCATTGACAAAGTAAACGATGCTAAGTTGTGGGGATTGGATGCTCGCAAAGTCAAACTATCAAATATTTCATGGGATCGTAAATGGTATGGAACATGTAGTGTTTATTACACTAGACGGCTGGAGTTTGACATCAACTTTGAGACATTCGACCGCTATATCCCGGATCAAGGCAGTAAGGTTCTTAAAGGAGCATGGAACAAGGTTCCAACTCCACCAGTTTGGGTTCCAGACGCGAGTGCTGACAAAAACGATCCAACTCATTTCATTCGTTTTACGGATGCTAAGGATAATGTAACTAGAACATTGCTTGATGGTGCTGGCAATCCACTTACCCAAGGAACTGGAACGGGTCCCCCTGAACCAGAGAAAATTACTTTTGAAAAATACGAAGAGGATAACTTTCTAACTCTTGGCATCCCAATTGTGTTGACATAATCATGGCAGACCTTACTGTAAACTCCGTACGTCCAACAACTACGACCAGAAGTAAAATTGTAACCTTTGGAGCTACGATAACTGCCGGACAAGCTTTGTATTTGGATGTTTCAGATTCTGAATATAAGTTAGCAGATGCAAACAGTACGGAAATTATTGCAGGAAGCAATGATATTGTTATTGCTCTCACTGCTGGTGCAGACGGTGAACAAGGTTTAGTAGCCTTCGGTGGATTGGTAGTCGTTATGTGTACTCCAGACCTTGCAGAAGGTATCATATACTTACTAAGTGATACACCGGGTGGAATCAAGCCAGGAAGTGACCAACTCTCAGCAGACAATTGTACTGTTATCGGGGTAGGAGCAGCAGGAGAAGAACTTGATTTAACCCCTCTCTATGCGAGTGGTCAAACTGTCGCATAATCCCTAGGAGCGAAACCAGTGAAGGGGAATGCACGAATCACAGTGGTAGAAAACATCTATCATCAAACAAGTGAAGGCGAACCATTTCAGATTGAGTGTGGGTTTACTCGCAAAACTGAAGTGATTGAACAACCGTATGTTCGGTGGCTAACTGCTACTGAAGAATGGCAATTGTTGGACATGGGTTGGATGAAAGATGTGACAGGGATGTTGATCATTGTAAACCAAGACGACCAAAATACTTTGGAACTCGGACATCAACCTTGGTTTATTCCACCCGGAGAATCCTTCAGAGGAACAACACAGCTAGGGAATGACGTACCTATCCGAAGTAGTGTCGGTAAAATCCGTTTCACACTGTATTGTCTACCGAAGTAAGAGTCGATGGTAAAAGTCATAACTCTCACTGATGAAGACGCGATTATTCTTCGTCTCTTCTTAGACCGAGTTAAAAAGAATCGATTCGGATCAATAAAGAAGGATTCTGAAAGATACTTTGATGAAGGAGATGACCACCTTACTCCAGAAGTCTGGGTGGGTAAACCTCAAGCTGAAATAGCGGCTAGAGTCACCACTACACCAGGCAAAGGTGACGCAGACCTATTCTACATCGATGATGACGACGAGGTTTTGAAGGCATACACAAATGAAGACAAAGAAGTCTACAATATGGGAACCAATGCTCTGTCTGCAACAGAGTATTATCCCATTTGGAGAACCAAAGGAGGTGAGTGGTTTGCTTTTCCAGGAAGTCAAGGAACAGAACTCATTCGATTCAAGATACTGTCAGTGTTAGATTGGACAGCTGTAATTCAAATTACTTCTCGTCCTTGTGGGGTAACGACCGTGACCGGAGAAGCGGACGGTCAAGTGACTGTAAAGGATCCTTGTCACTGTTTTCTAGACGAACCGACAGCAGATTTATTGGGACGATGTGGTGGAGCAGCCTATATGGATCCATCTGATCAAGCAGCTGTCACAGGAACTGGCACAGGAACTGGAGTTGATCCAGGTTGTCAATGGGAAATTCAGTGGATGTGTTGTCCCACTTGTTAATGGAGTGTAAAAAGTGTGGCTGGTAAGGGAGCGTCAAATCCACGATGCTGTTGTAGCGATTGCTCTCCGTCGCTTCCAGCGGATGTCCACAAGTGTTGTCTCTGCACTTGTGATGAGATGTGCGTCCGGATTACAAACACTTCCGCTGACCGCTATGCGGGTTGTGCCGAAGGTTGTTTGGATTCCCAACCGGGCGATTACTGCTCATGTGTGGATGGTCGAGGATCTTTACTGTGGGATGAAGACAATTGTGTCTGGTCTGGGTACATTAGCTGCAACGGGTTTCTTAGGATCCCACTCACAATTGAAATTCATCGTGAGTCTGGGAGTGATGGTACTCATGGCCTTTCAATCGGTGATGGTAATGGCTTACTGATTGACTCTGGTGACAATGAATTAACGATAGCTGAAGGTCGTTGTTTTCTAAAGGTCACTAGTACTTGTCTAGGGTTGGATGGCGAGTTATACAATCTGGCAGATTGCGGAGATTTTAGCCATGATTGTGACACCCGCGATGGTGGACCATTCATTACTCTACCCGGCATTGATG